TTATACATTATGACCTTGTGCAGGATTATATAAATCAAATAAATCAATAACGTTATGAATAAATTAATCGAAAGGCTTGGAGAAATCCAACAGCAACTGAAAGCGCCAAAGAATCAGTATAATAGTTTTGGCAAGTACAAATATCGCTCATGCGAGGACATTATGGAGGCTGTAAAGCCTTTGCTTAATGGCTTGGTGTTGAACCTTACCGATGAGGTTAAGGAAGCCGCTGGTTGCATGTATGTCGAAGCGACTGCAATGATAACAGACGGCAACAAAGTTCAAGCGGTAAAGGCACAGGCAGGTATTGACATCAATCGCAAAGGAATGGATATTGCTCAGAGCTTCGGCTCGTCATCCAGTTATGCAAGGAAGTACGCACTCAACGGATTATTCTTAATAGATGATACAAAGGATGCTGACTCTACGAATACTCACGGAAAGACGAAAGAGAAAAAGAAGCTAAACGCTGCTAACTTCAAGGCTGCCTTAGAAATGATTGCAAACGGAGAGTACACAGCAGAGAAACTTAAAGAAAATTATGCCTTAACCAATAAACAACTTGCAGAGTTATGAAAGATTTTAAGATAAGATGCTCCGCAATTGGTAAGATAATGCCTAACAGCCGAACAAAAGGGCAATTGAGCAAGACATGTCAAGGATATTTGGAGGAATATGCAATCGAAAATATGTACGGATATAGCAAAGACGTATGGAGCAAAGCCATAGATAAGGGCATAGCGGTTGAAGATGACAGCATAAAGCTTGCCGAGGAGGTTCTAAACATGGGCGCAATGTCAAAGAACGAGGAGTTTTATGAGAATGAATACCTAACTGGAACGCCTGACGTACTGAATGACGATTTCGTGCTTGATGTAAAGAGTAGCTACGATGCAACAACCTTCCCATGGTTTAAGAAAGACATACCGAACAAGGACTACTATTACCAGCTTCAGGGATACATGGAGCTTACAGGAAGACGGAAAGCCTACCTTGTATATTGCTTAGTAGATACACCGAGCGATATTGTAGAGGATGAGGTTAGGAGGGTTCACTACAAGCTCAAAGAGATAGACGATAACCCAATTGTAAGAAATGCAGTAGAAATGCAACACAACTTCGAGAGAGTACCAAAGGGGCAAAGAATAAAATGCTATGAGATTGACTACGATGCCGAAACAATCGAAAAGATATACAACCGAGTTAAGGAATGCCGAGAGTATTATGAGACATTAATTCACGAACAATTTAAAATAGAAGCGATATGAATGTAAAAGGAAGATTACACCTAAAAGGGGAAACCCAACAAATCAGTCAAAAATTTGCAAAGAGAGACTTTGTGATTGAAACGGAGGATAAGTATCCGCAATTGGTTTCATTGCAGCTAACTCAAGATAAATGCTCTCTCCTGGATGAGTACGAGGTCGGCGATGCAATTGATGCTGACATAAACATACGAGGCAGAGAATGGACTTCTCCAAAAGGCGAGGTAAAATATTTCAATACTCTGGAGGCTTGGAGATTTAACCGAGAGCAACCTGAAGAGGTATCCCACGAAAGCAACGATTCTGACGATGTTCCGTTCTAATACGGATTTTTAAATGTTAGTAATTAGCCGAGCAGAAATGTTCGGCTTTTTAATGATTAAAAAATTATCACTACTTTTGATTAGATACTAACCAATGGAGTGGATTGTAAAAGTTCAAGCAAGGCAAGATGATTTTATCCGAATCATTCACGACTTAGGCGAGCATTTTTACGCTGAAGATATTGTGCAAGAGTTCTATATCAAGCTAATGAAATACGGAAAGGAAGAGAAAGTATTTAAAGATGGCG